AGCAGCTTGTATATCGCTTTTCCTGTTTCCATTACAGCTTGTATTTCTCGAACACCTTACGGTATAGGCTGACCTGCATGCGCTGCATCTTAGGAGAGTAGCGCGCAAGGAACGGCCGAATGATGTTGTAGTTCCGCGAACCGATGGACCGACCGCGACCGCCGACCTGTCCGCTCTCTACGATGGCAGCAAACCAACCGTCGTTGCGGTCTGATCCACCCATGCGCGGTCCAACCCACACATTGATTTTAGAGCCTTTACTGTTGCGCACTCCGATGCTTCGGTGCAACGTGCCTGGCTGAGTGGTGACGATGCGGCGACCGTCGTAGAACACGAAGTCTTCCTTCATGCGCTTGCGCCTCAGTTGACCCTTGAGCTTCTTGCTTGCGCTGCGTGCAATACTTTGGTTGGCTTTGCGCAGGTCTTTGCTCATCTCTTTTGGGAAGTCTCCGATGCGCTTGACCTGCTTCATGAGATCCTCCAAACCAATGATGGTCTTGCGCTGCTTGGAGCGCGACATACTTTCCCTAAGCCTAACGCCCATCCGTCCCCTTCTCTTTGCAGAAGATGCGCAGGCCGTCGCGCCGTCCAATCTCCTCGAAGCCTAGTATCTCATACTCCCTGGTCTCGAAAATGATTGCATCGTCTTGGCTGATGCTCAGGCCATCGCCAGCGTCAGTGGGATTAGGATGCCGCACAACGAAGGTCACGTCACGCTGCGGAAAGATTTGGTACGCCTTCATGCTCTCGCCGGCCGAACCAGCGTAAATGACTTCGGCCCACATAGCCGTGTCCGTAGTCGAGCCTACCGTGGGCTGGCCGTAGTCATCCTGCGTCAGCGTCTCTGCGCGGTGCGTTATGTACCGGTCTCTCCGTCCTGCGTTCTTCATGGCTGGTAGATAATGCGGAACGGATTAAGCAGGGCATCAAGGCCAAACTTAAGGCGCGTGGTAACGGTGCCGCTCACTTCCTCAAGCCGGTTTTCGTACATGGTAGACACAAGCAGCTTGATGGCATGGACCACCGGCGTCGGCACGGTTGTGTATCCAGCGCTGAAGGTGACGACCACCGGCGTCAGAGCGTACTCATAAACGTTGGGGTAGTCGCGGAAGGCGATGCGCGACGGTTGGCTGATGAGGTCCGTGTACCAATTGGTTGTGGCCAGCGTTGTTAGGTTGCTATACGTCTTGTCCTCGGTCGTTTGGTACTTCACTTCGGTCACCGCCTGCACCGGTCCCATAGGGAAGTACGCATTGTAAAAGCCTGGTAGGTAGCCGCGCATGTTGTAGGTGCCCAGCTTGATGTTGCAGTGCTCCTCGATGTATGCGATGGCCGCAAGCCGCAGCGCTGTGATCAGTGTATCCTCGGCGGTGTGCGTTACGCGCATGAACGCCTTCAGCTCATCGACAGTGACGATGTTATCCAGGACTACTGTTTGGCCGGTAATCTCTACTTGCATTCTGTAAAAATAGAAAAGGCCGCACGAGGCGGCCCTTTCCTAAGAAGTAATTAGTGCTTATGCAGCATTGTCGTGGAAGGTGTACGCGGCAGCGGCGTGCAGGGCAGAAGCTGCAGCGTAACGGTGCACCGAGATGCGGACTTGGTGGCTCAGGTCCAAGGTGTAGGGGTTTACCACAATGTCGATTCCGCCTCCGAAGTATCCGAGCACGGCAGCCTGAGCGAAGTCAGCCATAATCATGGTACCCTCTGCGGCAACTCCGTTGGCCGGCACGAGGTCGGTCACGAAGTAGGGGTAACCCATAGCCGTGATCTGACCAGCGTTGGTCCGGTCGAGGATGGAGCTAACGCTAGATACGAGAGCGTCATCAGCAATCAGAGCGTGAGCCGTACCGTTGACGACCACCTTAACGTTCCGCAGGTCAACACCAGCGTCAGCCAAGGTGCCCTCGGCAGTCAGCATGCCGGCAGCATCCGGAGCGGCATCGCTGTCACCGTCGCCGGTTCCAATGATGGCATCGAAAACAGCCTTGTCAATCTGACGATTGAGCTGCGTCACCATGTCCTGCGTGATCAGCTGCTCGACAGCCGGTCCACCCTGCATCATGAGCTGCTCGGTCACGGTAACAAAGGCACCGTAGCGCGTAGGCGTCAGGCTCTTGTTTCCGATGGCAGACGATGCGTTGCTCACGTCAGCGCCCTCAGCAGCAGAAGCAACCGTAGCGGCAGTGTTGACAATGGGAATGTTGACGTTGGAGGTCAGTCCGGTCAACACGCGACCACCGAGCTGCTGGAAGAGCGTGGGGTTGGCGAGAGCGGCAACACCGGCGGCCACTTGCGTGCCGACCATGTTGGGGCTGTTGGCCAAGGCAGAGCCGGCACCAAACTCACCAGCGTCACCCAAGGCACGCAAAGCAACGTCCGGAATGGACAGCTGGCCCTTGATGGACACGCCGGACATCCGAGCTTCCTTCAGAGCTTCCTCAGTGTACTCAGCAGCAACACCGGTGAGGCGCTTGCCTTGAGCGAGGTCACGGACAGCAGCGGCCAAATCCAGGCGCTTGTGCATGCCGCGCAGCTCAGCAGTAGCACCACGGCCGGTCTCACCGGCGAGCACAGCGCTCTCGGCAATCTTGGCGTCCTCGCGCTTCACCTTGAGCTGGACATCAACTTTACGGATTTCAGTTGCAAGGCGCTCCATCTCCGCCACATCCGTGTCGTTCAGGTCGCGCTCCTCCAACTCAGCGGCTTTTTTAACGTCTTCGCGCTGCTCGACGTACTGCTGGCGAAGAGCCTGCAGGTCTTTGATGGGGAGATCAGTCATTTTCTTTTTTCTCTTCGGCACGAGCATACACGCTTGCAGCCTGATATGCCGGATAAGTTACAGGGGAGACGTCAATCAAACGGCTCACTTTCTCAATAACTCGCACGCCGTCTTCATCAACAGATTCTTCGCCGATAGTAAAGGCAAATGAAGACTGGCTGATGTCGCCGCGTTGGATCATGGTGTACAGGTCACGGCCGGCTTGAGTGTCGCTCAACACGCCACGGTAGTAGAGCCCTTCCTCATCTTCCTTCAACGTCAGCGTTCCGTTGCTTGTGCGCGCCAATGGCACGCCGTCATGATTGATGAGAAGCCGCACGTCATCTTCGAGCACGTCAGCAAAGGCGCCAGGTGCAATGCGTTCTTGAAACGTGCCGAGGTCAGTGGTGCTGTTGAACACTGCGGCGTACCCTTCCACCACCAAGTCATCGGTGGCGGCGCGCATCTCAGCGTGACGGAACTGCACGCCGTCGGCTTGTGCCTTGCGCTGCTGCTCCTGCGGCTCTCCGGCCAAGTAGGAGCGGATACCACGGATGCGGTCCTTGGGTTCTCCTGGCAAGGTTTCGTAGATCATGCCCAGCGCAACCTGCGTTGTCTTGTTGTCTGGGTTGTTTTGATTGTGCTCGCGCGTCATTGACCGCAGAGCGCGTCGTACTGCTCCGTCCATGTTTCGTTCGTTCATTTCGTCTACCCTTGCCGCAGCCCAACGTAGCATGGCCTTGCCTCCCCAGGCGTCATACATAAGTCCACCGCACCCTTCACTGTAGGGCACGTCTGCATTGTTGGCAGCACGGCTCAAGTAGCTGTAGGTTCTTTTTATTGTTTCGTCGCTTAGGTTCTCTCGGCTGGCAATTTGGTTGGCGCGCTGCTTGCCGACCTCGGTGCCACAGCTGCCCCACCCATTTTCATCTGCCCACTTCAGTGCGCGCTTGGCGTTGTTGACCGCGCCCTGTGGGTAGTCATTCCGTGGCATCGCTCGAAATCTTGTCTGAATACGCGTTCATACGATCCAAGGCAATTTGGTTCACTTGGACCAAATGCACATCGCCGTTTTCAGCTGGGTTCAATTCCTCATTGCCGCGCACCTCGTTGATGGTCATGACGCCATTCTGCAGCATCTGAGTGTAGAACCCAGCGCGAGCTTGCATGTCGCCACGGAATAGGTCATTTAAACTGAACTTGAAGTAATGCGACCGCGCTTCCTGCCGAGTTAGCAGCTTGCTCATCAGTTCCTGCTCGATGCGTTTTGCCCAGGGCATAACCGTGTGCCGAGCAAACATGAGGTTTTGCTGCTCGACGTTGTTGTATGTGGTCTGTGACTCAAGCTGCACCAGCGCTGGCGGTACGCTGAAGATGCGGCAAATCTCTTCCGCTTGAAACTTGCGCGTCTCGATGAACTGCGCTTCTTCCGGTGCGATGGCAATGCGGTTGTATTTAAAGCCAAACGGCAACAGCTTCGTGCCGGCTGAGGTCATGCTTCCGTTCCATGACTTCTGCAGCATCTCCATTTGCTCTGACTTCAGCGGCTGGTCGCTGGACAGCACGCCGGTCATCTGTCCGCCGTTGCCGAAGTATTGGCTACCGTAGTCCTGGGCGGCCTGCGCAAGTCCGATGTTCTCGCGGTGCAGCTGGATGGGAGACTTGCGGTACATGTTGCAGATCTCCAGCATGTCTTCCTGCTGGACAATCTTGCCGTCGCGCAGCTTGTAGACAATACGGCCCTCGACAACGTGCTGCTCGACGTAGTCGCTATCAATGCATTGCATAGCCAGGGGCACCCCACCGGCACCGCGCTCAATGATTGCGTAGCCCACGCCCTTGAGCACTGCATTGGCAATGACCGACTCCCAAAAGAAGAAAGGCGTTTCGTAAGCGTTCGGTCGGTATTTGGTCACGTCGCATGCAGGGTGGTCCGTAATGACGTCGCGGCGCTGACCGTTTACCTCATACAGGTTCAGGCCAAGGCTGGCAAGCGTGCTGGCAATCTTGTACACGCAAGCGTAGACGGTGCTGATTCGGACGCTGCTCTCGTGGGTAATGTTGGCCCCTGCCGCAGTAGGGTGGTAGAGGCCGACAGCATTGAGAACATCTTCCGGCCGATCTAGTCCAACACGCATGCGGACCTGCTTAACCAAATTCTGGAGACGGTTGGGCATATAGCAAGATAAAAAGGGCAGGCCACCGTCGCGGCCCACCCTTCCTCAATTCAAAACCAAATGCTACGCCCTATAGACTGATAACCTCAAGGATAGGGTCATCGTCTTGTGCATTGTTAAAGTAGCAACCGAGTGCCATGATTGACGCCACCACACCGTCTACTTTCTGACTCTCGCTGTTTTTCTTCTTCGTGACTTTGATATTGTCGGCTTCGTCCCTAGACAGGTGCACACATCCCATCTGCCAGCGCAGCACGTCGTGGCCACCATGCAGTATCTGACCCTTGCACAGCAGTACCTCAAACTGTTTGGTTGGGTATGACATGGAAGCGTAGCCCTGACCGAACGGCTGGCAGTCGATGGCCTCCAGGTATGGCACCACAAGGTTTGCGTTCCATCGGTCGTAGGCCACAGCCTGCAGGTCGTAGTCGTCGCGCAAGCTTTGGATGTACTGCCGCACAGCAATCATGTCCGTCACGTTGCCCTCTGTGATCGTAACCATACCGAGCCGCTCAAAGGTGTAGTAGTCGATGCCGCCGCTGAGCTGCTTGCTGTTGGCCTTGTCCTCATTCACGAAGTGGTGGCACTTCAGATAAAAGCAGTCGTTGACCTCATCGCGGAATATGAGCGCCACGGCAGTCAAGTCTTTGGTGCTGGACAGGTCGAGGCCGACGTAGCACGGCAGCGTCTTCAGGTGCGCTTCGTCATACTGCTGTGCGCCGCGCATGAACTCATCGTCAGTCACCCACCGCTCTTCGCTTGCGGTCCATATGTTTAGGTGCAAGCGTAGGAAGGTGTTGATCTGCCTTGGGTTCTCCTTGCATCGCTTTACCTCCTGCTCGAAGTAGTCGGCTTTGCAGATGGAACCGAAGCCAGGGTTCGCCTTCGCCCACGTCGCCGGCTGTGTCCAGTCGTCGTCTTTGTCGGCAGAGTAGATGACCGGCAGGAAGGTGTCGTCCTGCACGCTGCCTTCCTTCACCTTCTGCGCATACTCGTGCAGCTCATAGCAGATGCTGCTGGTGTCGTGGCCGGCCGTAGTGATGGCGATGACCAGGGGCTGAGTGCGTGCACCGGTCGACGTCTTCAAGACATCGTATAGGTCACGATTGGGGAATACGTGCAGCTCGTCAAGTATGACGGCATGGGCGTTGAATCCATGCTTTGTGTTGGCTTCGGCAGATATGGCTTTGTAGAAGCTGTTCTTGTAGTGGATGCTGTTGCGCAGGACCTTGCCGTGGCCGTGGAGCTTCGCGTTGTTCGCACACATCGCGGATGCGATTTCGAATACGATGCGTGCTTGGTTGCGATCGCCGGCTGCCGAGATAATCTCTGCGCCTGGCTCGCCGTCAGCGAAGAGCATGTAAAGGGCGATGGCGGCGCAAAGATTGCTCTTGCCGTTTTTCCGAGG